TCTTGGAACGGCTGTTAGCTCAGAACCCATCTCTAATCCAGAGCGTAAATCTTTATATCTAGTACGTTCTGAAACACCAAATTCACCATCACCACCACTACTTTGACGCATTATATCTTCAAATAATTCTTGTGGAACACCTTCGCCGGAAAGACCAAGTGACCTACTAGAATAATCAGCAATATCAGAGTAATCACCATCTCTTTGCTGCATCTTATCAAACATTTTACCGGCGACATAATATTTCTCAGATTCTTCCGGTGAAGAAAAATCTTCCCAACTTACTTCCCCACCAGTTTGATACATGGGTGATTTGGGTTGGGTAATACCGTTTTCCATAGAGGCGGCGGCTATCAAAGCATCCATAGCCGAATTGCCATTCTGCATTTGCTGCATGGCACGGCCTTGATTGGTAATTTGTTTTAAAACGGGTAAATAGTCAGGAACGGCTTCTTTGGGTATTATCCATTCGCCGCCTTCGAGTTCAACGGGTTGTTCGCCAGCAACCATGCCAGCAACACCGCCTTGTGCGTGAGAAGCCCCCCGTACTAAACCGTAACTGGGGAACCTGCTTTTTCTTTTAGCCATATGGTATGTGGATTAATAGCTTTTTAAAATATGTTTATAAACGGTTTGGTTAAGCTGCACTTAACACCTTCGGAATATACGAACAGACTGACAAATAACACAACAATTAAATAATTAATTTCTAGCACCAGTCATCCAGTTGTATTTTTTAAGTCTGGGCAATAGCCTCTCCTTGCGTTTACTATTTGCAAAACCCTCTTTGCTTGTGGCTTGTGACTTGGGTGCACGGGCAAAGTAGTCTGCATAGTATAAAGCATCCATAATGTCATCATTACGGGGCTTCGGGTGTTCAAAGAACTCATCGACTATCTCAGTCATCTCTCTTCTAATGTATAACTTCTTTGAATTAACGATAGGGCCAAGGGAAGTTTCCAGCCTATCTTCTTTTTTTATCCTGTTGGGCGGCTTGACACCCTTAAAGATTCCGGGCATGAGTCTTTTTTCATTGGCACTCATGCGGGTCACCATGTCCCTGACCATCTCCTGAGCCGCTACGGTCTCAATGGTCACCCGCTTTACGGGGCTATATTTCTTAGCCAGCTCTATAATCTTAGCTGGCACGTCAAATGTGGGTATTCTTTCCCTAAAGTATTCTAATACATAACGATTGTTCCGTGAATCAATCCCCATGACCAGTATCACCTGAAAGTCTGAAGTGGCGGTGGCTGTAGCTGCAAGGTCAACACCCAGATAAATATTGATAGGAATGACCTCATCCTCCTCCATAAGGTAATTAAAACCATTCATAAGCTTTCGCTCACCGCTATAGTGCTGGATTCTATCTATCTTAAAGGCTGCATTGGAAATATCCCGAGCATCGTTCATATACTCCTGAGCATACTTGTTTACAAGACCAGCTTCAATAAACTCCTGTTTCTTGTGTTTTAGCTTTGAAAGCGGGAATTGTTCGGGCCACAGAGCTTCTCCATCCTCTATCGCCCTGTGAAAGTAAACATCCCACGGATATGGGCGGTCATCCTTCTTGGCTCTTTTATATCCATCGTATGTCATTTGCAGGAAACTATCATAATGAACAATAGTACCGGCCAGCCATATCCAGCCCTCATTGCCGGGTGACTCCTCTAAAGCGGGATAGATTGTAGATACCACCCACTTCTTAATTTCAGAGCGGCGCTCCGGTGTCTTGGTATTTAACTCAGACTCGAAATCATCCAATATGATACCAGTATATCTCACATCCACCTCAGCACGACCCCTTAGACGCTGGCTTGTACCTTTGGCTATGATTCTGTCGCCCTTGGGAGTCACTAAATCTTTCTCTGTCCACCTTTTACCCATAATACCGCCATCCATGTTTCCAAAGTAGTATTTAATCTTTTTATTGGTTTCAAGGTGGTAACGCATATATTTCAAGTGGTCAATGGCCTGACCCTGTTCTTCTGATACCCAAGCAATAAAGTTCTGGTCATCCTCACCAGCAAAGCAAAGTTTATGTAAAATAGCTGATTTAGATAGAATAGACTTGCCAAAGCCACGGGGAAGTATAATACAAAGACGCTCACCCGGTTTGGTAGAGATAAGTCTTTTAGATACGGTATAATGACAAGAGGGCGAAGCACTCTTATACATAAAGTCTTTGGGTAGAAAGGCCCTTCCGAAGAACAACAGGTCTTGATATGACTTAGTAAGTATCTCATCCCGGCGAGCCATCTCTTCCGGGGGAGGTATAATGCTAAATGTCTCTATCTTCTTCTGCTTCCCACTCTTTCCGGGCAATCTTTCTCGCCTTGATAATTCCTCTTTTACGTCTTTTGTTTTCAATTGTTAATTTCTTCCTTAAACGCTTTTTTGCCTTGGCGGCCTTATTAGGCACTATTTCTTTTTTCTCTTACCAACCTTCTTGGCATACTTCTTAGCTGCCTTTTTTCCGGCTTTAGTGTAAGCGAACTTCTTTTTACCTACTGTAGGCATAATTACTCCTTATGAGGTTTATCTTGTAAATGACACTACCCCAGCGTATTTGCTTAGGATATTGCCATATCTTCCTATTGAGACGCATTTTCTTCAATTAGCCCCGACTCAAAGGCTTTAAGTTTATCTTTCGTAAAACCAGTGAACTCCTGTATGAGTGCAATGGAGTCTGATTTCTTATCAGTAGACAATAATCCAGATATCTTCATCAATGTTTCCAGTGCCCGAAGCTTATCTCCATCCCGCACACCTGCCTTATCCACCACTGATTTAGCGTTCTCGAGCAAATAGGTCTTGGTAATACCCAAATCACTCATCAACTCTTCGACTTCTTTGTTAATCAATGTTCTTATCCTCTTTTGTCTTAATAAAATCTTAGTACGATTTAAAGCATAACGCCTGTTCTTCGTCTTATATACCGTCAAATAGGCGTCAGTAGCGTCCCGGCCCATGGCAACCATCTTGGCAAAGAGCTTCTCACGGGCAGAAAGGTACCTACTGGTCTTGTATTTGGTAAATGTATAGATGTCTGCCGCTGGTTCACCAGAGAGCTTCACCCCATCAGCAACAAAGACCGTGCCAAGTAATGTCCGCAAGTAGTCCGTATCCTGATGATATTGATTACTATACATCACAGCACGCCTTAATACACTGAATACCTGCCCATCATCGCTTAAAGCCCACTCTCCCTCTTGTGCTTTACGCCAATCACCCTTTAATTCTTCCTTTTTATGGTGTTTGCGGAATTCTGCCTCATCCTCATATAAGTGGTAATCAACACCACTAATGGTCTTTATGTACAAACTATGCCTCTGCTTTGATAAAGTCCGGCTCCAGCAGCTCAATCAACACCGGGGACTCAATCTCATCAATTAAAAGCAGTATCTCCATCATATACGCATAATCCCCAGACTCTCTAAACTTGCAGGCCAATGACTTCAGGGTGTCTATCGCAGGGCCTAAGTCTAAAATATCAATGCTAGGGTTGGTTTCCATGGTCAGAATATACTATTATTTTATATTTTGAAACAAGATGAAAATAAGTGTTGACTTATATAGGTCAAATCAAATAAATTCTTCTGTCGGTTGAGACAGTAATAATATTAGTAGTATATTAATATATTAAGTACTTACTATAATAGTATAATAGTAATATAGTACTATAGTATAATATTATAATATTAAAAAAAAGAAGAGTATAGTATATATTAAGTATAGTAAGTATTAAGTATAGTAAACATAGTACCGCGAAATAGTAGAATAGTACCCGCGAACCATATCCCCACCCTAACTTTCCAAAAACTTCTAAAAAATAATATATATATGCGCGTGTGTCTTATATTTATGTGGTACGCCCCCCCAATCGGTTTCAGGTTGAAATAATCGAGGTTGAAAAAGTCAATACCGATTAGCTGAGGTTGAAATATCTGGTGCGGATTGAAACTGGCCGGGAACTTTCAGGATATATTTGCGTTGCAAATAGTGTACGCTATTTGACAATGAGACAATCATCCGCGCTTCGGCGTGCGTGTGGTTGGTGCGGACGTCCCAAGGGGCAGCGTCCAATAGATTCCCCGATGGTGTATCCCCGTATATATTCAACGCTCTTACCGACGTACTGGACTCAACTTGTTTATGTAATGCGGATACGATAAAATGGGAATTTCGTGTAGATACTAAACCATAAAAAACCATCCTATTTATAGGATAGAGAGGACATATAACTATGTCTATTAATTACGATAACCCTTACGATATTCTACAATCCGCTATCGGCGTACAAAATGGGATAAAACTCATAGATGAAGTTGTACCTGATTTAACAGCGCAATCTCATAATGAAATTGTACCTGTAGAATCAGCGGACATTCCAGAAAACGTGAACGGCGGGAAATACGACCCGTATACGGAGATAGAAATCTTACCATTGCTTAACAATGATGGATTTTTATCAAAGAGTAGGAACGTAAGGGTAAAACGTGAAAGTGGTAAGTATCTGGAAGCAGGTACAGTTAGCCCAAATTACCTATTGATTACCAATAGTGAAGTAAATCAAGTATGTTCTGAAATACGGACTGATTCTGGTATGGAATGGGAGCATGATAGAATCTTCTTT